CCCATAACCTCAACAGCATCGAGGAATGGGGCACCTGCAGAACGAACAAAAGGCGATGATGTGATTCGAGAAGCCCCTTGGACTCTCGACCACATGTTAGCCAGACCTAATTTTGTAGGCTCTATTCCTTGGTCTACTACTGCTGCTTCTCACACAGTCTTGGCCAAATATAGAATTCCACATGATTTAGTTTCCGTTAATACACTAACCCAAACTCCTTTCAACTCTTTCACATATTGGAATGGAAAAATCAAAATTATGGCCCAAGTGGCTGGCTCACCCCAGACACAAGGGTGCGTAATGATGACTTTCATTCCTCTCTCCGATCCTCAATTCATAGATTCAACATTAGTTTCAAACTTCAGCGCTCTTTCTATCAATGATTCAAACTATCTTTTTTCGAATGCCAACACAGTCGCAACCTCTACTATCGATTTCAATTCTCCCTATTCATATTTAAATATCAAAGAAGTAACCCCAGCGACTCAAACAAATACTTTAGGGTATTTGTATTTCACAGTTCTCAATCCGCTCCTTTTGTCAACTTCATCGTCTGATACAGTTTCAATCAGTTTGTTCTCTATTTTTGAGCAAAACAAATTCAAAGTTCCTCGTATTAGTGGTTTCACCTCTTTCAAGAGAGTAAAACCACAAGGTAAAAATCTTCCAGCTAGTCCAGGTCCACTCCAATCAATAACTAAAATCGCTAATTCAGTTATGCCCGAAAACATAATTGGTACAGCTCTTGATTCAGTTTTTGGCGCTTTGGGCTTAGATAAGCCTATCAATCCTCAATACGATCCTCCAAATAAAGTTGTTTCAACACAACTAATGAATTTTTGCTCAGGAGAAGAACGAATAAACAAATTGACCATTCAAGGTTGTGAGACTGCACACCTATCAGAACAAACCTTTGCCACCTCAGTCGATGAAATGTCCCATGATTATCTCTACAAGAAATTGTCCTATCTTGGTTCTTTCTCAATGCGAACTACTGATGGAATTGGTCAAGTATTGGCTTCTTTTCCAATGAACCCTATTCCAACAAGAATTCAAAATGAGTCAGAGTCGAAGCTTCCGTTGATTTCGTACCTATCCATACCATATCAATATTGGAGAGGTGGATTGACTTATCATATGCAAGTAGTTGCTACTTCTTTGCAAACTGCTAAAATCTACATTGCATACAACTATGGTGAATATCTTCCCCAAGTCACTCCCGCTCTCGATATGATAACATCTCAATATGGTATGGGTTTCGAAATCAATCAAGGATCAAACCAAGTAGATTTCACTGTTCCGTTTATTGCTCCAACTCACAACTTGCATGTTCCAAACTCAAATCAACCTTCTATCTATGATACAATGGGAATGATCAATATTTGTGTGTTGAATCCCCTAGTTGCCACACAAGGCGCTCCACAAGAAATAACTATGAATTTATTCATAGCAGGAGCTCCTGATTTTCATCTAGATACTCTAACCGCAGGTAAACAATTGTACCCATTTAACCCTATCAAACGTCAAGAACAAAGCAAGAAGAAGATTCGATATGTACGTGCTGAGTCAGCGGAAGAAGACATTGAAATCATTGAAATTCCAACGATCACTCGAATCAACAAAGTCAAAGCACAAGGAAAAGAATTAGAAGCAGCTCAACCTCTCATAACACCTGCAATCGACACAGATCTTGCCACAGCTAATCCCGCTGGACCAGCTGAGACATCTGGTGAACCCGAAAAACCCAACGCACAGAAAATCATTCCAGGAGTTAGAGAACCTCTCTTGAAATATCAAATGATGGAATCCATTATTTTGATGAATCCAGAGAATGTAGCAGAAGCTGATGTCCATGTGATCAGAATTTCTGATTACTTTGGTGCTTACACATCAGATTCCACTGCTGTTATTCCTATGAATCAAACTCAACTCCCGTCGCGAGGCTTATTCACTTTTTATCAACTACTGTATCGACAATTCAAAGGAGGACTCAACTTCAAAATTATGCTCCCCGACGACAGATATAGAATTAACTACACTTTTATGATCTTTTACATTCCACCCGTGTACAATAAAGTTGTAGCTAATACTGACTGGCGCCCTGTTTTGCGTAATCAAATCTTGAGAACATCATCTGATCCTCTTTCCTTCAATGATCGAACCTCACAATATCAAAGACCCGATATGACTCGGCTCCCAATTGACTATGTAAATGGTATCAACGCCACTGCTGAATTCAGTGTCCCTTTTTCATCTCGACTATCTTCTATCTTATCCAAATCAGGACCTAATTCTGAAAATGAATTGGAACTTTCTGAATTGTGTGATTTAGGACATATCGCCATTTACTATCAAACTAAAGCTAATAGACCAGCTGTTCAGCCCTATACTCGAGCCCACATATTTATGAGTCTTTCAGACGAAGCGCGTTTTGGAACGCTATTTAATATTCCACAAATCTCAGTGAACTCCTTCAGAAATGATGCTGGAGAAGTCACCACAAGCCCCTTACCAGATGACTATGGTATTGGAGCGCCTATTGCTAACACTTTAACTATACTTTAATTTATTTATTTATTTTACTTTCATTTACTTTTATTTATTTTATTTTATTTATTTTATTTCATTTATTTATTTATTTATTCATAAAAACACAAAAATACAAACAAAAATTATAAAATACAAAAATATAAAAACATTTAAGGCACC